GTGATTTTAACAATTGGAAACCATCAAATATTAATGAGACCAATAAACCATCTTTATATCTTTCTATTAAACCCCTCTTATAAAAAAAATCAATATTATTCATTAAGATGTCGTTTTCTATTACTTGTAGAATTCTTGACACCGTTTTTCCGATTATATTTGTTTTATAATTTTTAAATACATTTTCATAGATGGTTTTAAACTCGTCTTTTAATATTAATGTCGTTAATAGAGGGTTTAATTCTTTTATTAATGACATTAATTTATAACCATTACATTTATTACTACCATTAATAACAGATATTATTTTAGTCTTTGCTTGGTCTCTAGTGCAGTTCTCTTCACTCATAATTTTAGAGAGGTATTTTTCACGGTTATTAAGATATTTATCTAGTCTTGGTGAGGTCATATTATATTTCTTTAGTAATTGGTTTAAAATTGATGGATGACTATTGACTTGGTCAATATCATAATATAAATCCTTACAAATGGTATGACGGACAGCAGAACAAAGAGGTTGAATTCCTACTCCTTTATCAGCATATAATCGGCCAATTCCATTACTATTTTCACCAGTCTTATAATTTATTTTAATAAGACCATATTCAGTCTCTAATAATTCCTTTGGAATAAATACATTACTTTTCATTTTTTTAAAAGATTTTAACGCATCGTAAGAACTAGTCCTTCTCATATCTTTTTCTTGTTCTTCAATTGTGTCTCTAAACTGGTCATAGTTTTTTATAATATAATCTAATTTTTTAATATTAATCTTATCATAATATATATCATTAATCATTATTATATAATATATATACATTATCTTTATACTAATTTTAACGAATAGAGGGGCGAGGAGACAGCAGTTCCAAAATTTATCGATATAGGAAAATGCAAAAGGTAAAATTTGTTTTTTCTTTTTTTAAAATTTTTCTATATAGAATTTTATAATAACTCCCAACCTCCCCCAACTCCTCTTTATCCTTATTATTCCTATTATTATAAAATCTTACTATAAAACCATATACTCTTATTATATATATATCCTTATCATTTTAATAATAAAATAAATAATAAATAGATATATAATAGTATAATGGTTAATAGAATAAGGAAATATATAGGAAAATATGGTTGAGGGGTTAGGAGAGGGGATAGATATAGATAGGGGGATATATGGTTAATAAAGACATATAAACAAATACTAACGATATATTATTAACAGATGCCAAATGCTAAACAATATGCAAGAATGAAGGATATAATGATGAATAACCCTGAGTTATTAATCAAAGAAAAAGAAAGGGTTAATAATGCCGTTAAGAATAAGTATAAAAACGATTTAGAATATCAAACAAAATGCAAACAATACCAGAAAGAATATTATAATCGTAGAAAAGAACAATTAAGAATTAGTGAGATTGGGGATAATCATTCTATTGAATGAATTATAGTAATTAATATACAACTGATTTAATCTATCAACAATTTCACCAATATCTACACCTATTAACGATGTAGTAAAAGGAGGTATAATATGAGCCATTCTAAAAGGAACAATATTCTCATCAAAGTAATTAAAGAATTGGTTATGAAGTTTAAGTATTTCATTAATATTAGTAGGAGATATATTTTGCTTATAAGTGATTAATTTCATCATATCTTGTTTAAGATTATCAATATTATTTTGAATAGTATCTATTAATGTTAGTATCTTAGGACCTGTGCCATAAGTCTCTACAATACCAACACGGCCACCTCTTTTTTTTCTACCAGCACCTGAACTACCAACTCCAAATATAGAACCAAGAGCTCCCAATATTCCTGCTGGTGCTGGTGGTGGTGCTGGTGCTGGTCCATATACAACAGGAGCAGCTGGTGGTCCAGCTAATGCGGCAGAAATAGAAGAAGCACCTGGAGGAGCAGAAATAGAACCAAGACCAAAAGGAACAGCAGGAGGCGGCGGCGGTGGTGGTGGAGCAGGAGCAGGAGCAGGAGCAGGAGCAGGAGCAGGTCTTGCAGGTCTTGTAGGTGGCGGTGGTGGTGGTATCATACCAACAGGAACAGGAGCAGGTCTTCCAGGATTAGTAGTAAAATTATTTTTAAGTTTTATCATTAAGTCAATATTATTTTTATAACTAGCTTTAACAGAAGCTACAAAACCATCTAAAGTTTTACTATCAATTGGTTGATTATAAGCATTAGACCGTAAAGCATTTAAATATTGATTATCTTGATATACTTTAGCATTAGAAGCCATAATATTAGCTGCATATTGCTTACTAGATTTAATATTATTCATATCAGGTGAAAAACTATCATAATAATTTTCATATAATAACACGGGCATATAATCTATATATATTATAGATTTAAAAAAATAAATATATATAATAATAATGATGATGAATGATGATAATGACAATGGAGATATAGACGAAGTTAATATGCGATTTGAACTAATGGAACAAATGGAAGAGATGAAGAAACATTTAAAAAAAAATAAAAACAATTTAACAGAAAAACAAATTAAAGACATTATGAGACCTCATTATAAAAATATAAAAGAACTTAGAAATAGTTATCATTTGTTAATATAAATTATTATCTTTAATATATTTACTAGCAGCACCTAATGGTAAGCCTTTTTCTTTCATAATCTTTTTAACCAAATTCATTCTATTTTCTTTTTTTGCTCCTGCTGATTTAGCTCCTGCTGATTTAGCAGCACCTTTCATTTTTTTAGAACACGGAATACAGGCCTTATTACCATTACAACCTGCAGACATTGCCCCACCTACAGCAACATCAGACGCATTCAAAGAACCTGCTATTTTTTTTTTACCTTTACCCCATCCAGTTGTAGCTCTTAAACCTTCTCTTGCACCTTTTGCTAATGTAGCACCAATAGGACCACCTACATAAGCTCCTAAAGCGGGAGCTGCAACATCTATAATACTACTAACAACAGGTTTCAAAAAAGTTCCCATATCTCCGCCTTTCAAATAACGAGGAACATTGCCAGAATGGCCATAATTATAATTAGATGGTGTAATAACATTAGTAGCATTTAAAATAAGTTTTCGTCCTTCTGTTTCTTTAGATTGGAGAAATGATGGTGGCATATATTCATATTGTCTTCTCATAGAACCTCCGGTTAATACAGGATTAACGACATTATTTAAATTATAAGTAGTAATAGCATCATTATAATAGAGTTTCATCAGTTTATTATTAATATCTCTAAAATGTGGATTATCGTATCTCATTAATCTTATCTAATAATAAAAAAGATAATAATAAAATTTATGATAATAACTCATCTATTTTATTTAAACAACCTCCGATTAAGGGATTACTATTAATCGGGATTTTATCTTTATTAAGCACAGTTTCAACAACCAATTCTTTATTTAAAATACCAGTGTAAATATCAGTATTACCTTTATCATTAATAATAAAACCGGTATTAGCAGTTATAATAACTATTTCAGGAATAAAATTGTCAGTAGTATTATTAATAACATCAATTTTAAATTGAATATTAAAATTACCAATACTACCATTAGAAAGAAAATAAGGAAGACCTAAATCTTTAGCAGGATTAATAAGAACTAAAGAGCCGGAGGTAGAATATAAATATTGGTTAATAGTGGTTATGGCTGGATTAGTATTTTGTTTTCCTGCATATCCATAAAATTCATACCAAGATTGAACCGAGCCGTTAGTTTTAGATAATCTATATAAATCTTGAGTAGTAGCAGATGATAATAAACCTGATTTATTATTAAAACTAACAGAAATATTTCTAATAGGTAAAAAAGAATTAGTATTTTTAATAGTAGTATTGGCCATAGGTCTTCTAACTGATAAAATAAATAAGTCTGGTATTTGATTTAATTGAAAATTTTGAGATATTATAATTTTAGAATTACCAGCATTTAATACATCACTATCTGTTGATATATAAACCGGATAATCAGTATAAGGGATTATATTTTTAGTAGGTAAATTATCAGTTTCTTGAATATTTAAAAAATTAAAAAGAAGATAGGCATTGGAAATAGGATTAGTAGCATCAAATGAAATAGAAATATTATCATTATTAGTAGTAAAAAATCGTTTAAGAGATGTATCAAGATTAATGTTTAAATTAAATGTATAGATACCATATATACCTTGATTATTATAATTATGTTTAGAATGAAATAAGAAAGGAGATATTAATAATGGTTCGGTAAATTCACTTTCAATAGTTATAATCCAAGTATCAGCAACATTGGTTGATATAAGACTGGCATCAGTTCCTCCAGCTGCTTTTGTATGAAGGACATTAATAGATTTTAGAGGATGTGCTCCTCGTGGTATTAAATGGTTATCATAACCACTTTCTTTATAATCTGCTGTAGGGTCAGCTTTACTTCCTATAGCATCTGTATAATTATTAAAATATAAATCTGGCATAGTTGGTGTCATACCGTTATATTTCTGAAATTCACGAGGTTCAATTAATTTAAGTAATTGTTGCATAACATCCTGAGTATTGATTGAAAAGGATGTATTATTTAAAGAACAAGTCATATTTTTCATAGAAGCGTGAATAGGAAATGATTGAAAACATTCACCAAGACCATAATTAAAAGCAGTAGCACCAACAGCAATATTAGTAATAGTTAATTTAATTTTATAAGTAGCATTAATCATAATATTTCTATCAATAATAGTATCTTCACTTGGAATAGCACAATTAAATATAATCTGATTATTATCAGCACTAATACTATTATATTGACAATATGAATTAATACTAGCCCCACTATAAACAGGATAATTTAATTTATTTGTAATATTTTCTATTCTAGGTTCGGCAGTTAAAATAGGATTAATATAGTCTGTCATTCTATATTATAGAAAGATGAAAAGAAAAACAATCATTACCATTATCATTAACATTATCATTAAACATAATCGTCTAATTTTCGCATACCTTTAGTAGCAGAAATAGCACTTCTTACAACTGGATTAGATTTCATAGCTGATGCAACACCAGCAGACATTGCACCACCAATTAGACGATGATTTTTTGATGATGAAATAGAACCACCACCAGAAGCAACAGTTGCAACAACTTGAGAAGTTAAAAGACCAGTAGTAATTGATGAAGAACCGGCAATAGTTGTAAAAACTCCTGAATTAACAGGGATAATAACTAATTCAGGAGTAATATCAGCTGATGTATAATTAATACCCGTAACATCAATTTGGAAATTAAATTGACCAATACAACCATTAGAAAGATTGGGAGGTAGTGAAAGGTCTCTTGCTGGATTAATAGCAAGAACAGAACCTGCAGTAAGTCGCATTAATGATGAAACATCAGTAATAGCAGCAGTATCAAGAGTTGAAACATAACTATTAGCACGTCCTGACCATTCCAGCCACGATTGTTGAACTCCATTAGCATATGACATTTCCCATAGTTGAATTTGAGAAGCTGAAGAAAGAAGACCGGAAGCATTATTAAAATTAACAGAGATATTACGAATTGGTAAGAACATATTAGGGTCAGTAATGGTTTGAGTATTAAGGGCTTTTCGTAGAACAATAAGGAATAAATCAGGAATTTGATTGAGTTGAATATTTTGTGATTTAATAGTATTAGTGCCACCATCTTTAGTAATAGTAGAAGAATTTGTGACCCCAGTAATATATCGTGGATAATCAGTAAAAGGGATTACATTTTTAGCTTGAACCATATCAGTGACTTGAGTAGTTAGGAAATTTAATAGTAGTTTAGCATCAGTAATAGAATTTAGAGTAATAGAAAAAGCACCAGTAGAACCAGCAGCAAGTTCAGGAATTTTGCTCCAAAATCGTTTTAGAGATGTATCAATATTAATATTAAGATTTAGAGTATTAAGACCAACAAAACCTTGATTAGTGCCTTCATTAAGACCTCCAAAGATAAAAGGAGATAGGAATAATGGTTCAGTAAGAATAACAGTAATTTCAGCATTAATAGTATTAGTATCAGTAATAACTGTTAATTTATTAGCATCACCTGCACCTTTACTATTAGTAATAGTAATAGAATTAAGAGGGAAAGCACCACGAGGAATAATACCGTCGTGAGTAGAATTATGAATAGAACCAAGAGGATTAAAATTTTCACTAATTTGAGTGGCATAATCTGGTTTTATATAACGACCTGCAGCAGTAAAACCAACACTATCAACATAACAAGGAGTAGTGCCTTGATATCTGGCAAGTTCTCGGGGATGTATCATTTTTAGAAGGACCGGTAGAACATCTTGAGTATTAACACTTACTGAAGTATTATTAATAGTAGCATTAATGGATGTAATAGAAGAATTGAGGGGGAAAGCTTGGAAAGCATCTGTAAAACCATATTTCATAAGCACGTCATTTGCTTTAGTTCCACCAGTAAGAGCAATAGTAAATTTATATGTAGCTTGAATTAGAACATTTCTATCAAGAATAGTATTTTCACTAGGAACTGAAACATTAAATGAAATTTGGGAAGTGCTGGAGGAAGTAGCATTAAAAGTTTGATAAGTATTTTGTGCTGCTCCTGAATAAACAGAATAAGGAATAGTGGGTTTAATTTCATTAATGCGGCTATCTTTAATCAAATAAGGAGCTATATCAGCCATAGTATTGTTCTATATAATTATTAAGATAATAATTTTTTCTTTTCAAATAATATTTTAATACTAGCTGAACCTCCAGACCATACATAAAAAGGTTTTAGTTCCCCTCGTTTATTTTTCCAATAAACCATAATATCAATATTATTCAATGGTCTATTAGATGTTAAACTAATTCTTCTATATTCGGCCGAAGGATTGTATAAAAGATTTGGTTTATATGAAAAGTCATCATTATTAACCATATCAGTAATAATTTGAGAAGTAAGATTATTTTGATTATAATCACTAACCAATTGATTATTATTAAATACCAATGGGGCTGATATCTGATTAGGAACTACAGGAATTTGTGATGTAGTAAAGATAATGGAAGCTATAGGATTAAAATTAGATAGTGTTGAATATTCTTGAGGAAAATCAATGTAATTAATACTACCAGAACCATCCCAATAAGCATTTTTTTTTAAATAATTAGTTCTAGTGCCGGTAATTCTAATTTGATATATATTTTGATTAATATCAGTAATATTATTTCTAACAGCAGGAAAAGATGAGAATAAACTAAATAGAGCCTTATTAAAATAAATACGGATATGATTACCTACAGATAAATAATTAAAATGGTCGTTATCTGCGACTAAATGGAATTTATTAGTATCATTATTAAAATATACGAATGGATATAAAACTGAATTTATAGAAACACCGACAGCAGCTTTTAAAGAAGTCATAGCAGTAGCAAAAGCAGTATTAATCATTTCAGCCACATCTTGAAAAGAATAACCATAATAATAAATACTATCTGTTTGAAAACCATTACTATTAGCAGAAGGAGCAGGGGGAACTGATACTTCTTTATGTGAAGGTTTCCAAATTAAATATGTAGGTGAAACGGTTATTTCAGTTG